ATATAGAACGCAACGATTTATACAATGAACGAACGATAGATGTAATTTTATTCTTTATGTAATTCCATAATTTCACTAAGAAATTTTTAATAGAATTAAATATTTTTCTTATATAATTTGAAAGCGATTTGAACACGCTTTTTAAAATCTTAACCATAGAACGTACTACGGAAACGATTTTATTTTTAATATAATTCCATAATTTCACTAAGAAATTTTTAATAGAATTGAATATTTTACGCGTGTAATTATAAAGTCCTTTGAATACACTTTGAACGATCTTAACCATAGATCGTACGACTGATACTACTCGTGATTTAATGTAATTCCACGTTTTAACAATGAAATTCTTGATGTTATTAAAAATTCTACGTACGAAATTATATAAAGTAGTGAATATACTACGAACGCCAGTATATAGACTTCTAGCAAGCGATACGACTTTAGTTTTGATATACGTCCACGCTTTAACTATAAATGTTCTTAAAGCATTAATAATTGATCTTACGCCAGTCAACATAGCGCGCATAATTCTTATGATACTATTTTTAATAAAATTCCACGTTGAAATTGAAATACGCTTGATGAAATTCCATGCTGCCGATACAACCGCTTTCGTTCCGTTAATAACTGAACGTATTCCGGCCACCATTAAACGTGCGATTGCTATAACGCTATTTTTGATACCATTCCACGCTGCGATACTTACTCGCTTGATACCATTCCATATCATAGAAAAGAACGCTGACAAGCCTCTGAATATTGCTTTAAGACTAGCAATATAAATTCGTGCAATCGCTAACACGCCATTCTTGATAGCGTTCCACGTTCTAATACTAATATTTTTGATACCATTCCATAGATTAGTAAAGAAAGCGCCTAAGCCTCTAAATACTGCCTTAAGTACATTGACTGTACCTCGTGCTAAATTAGATGTTGTTGTCTTGATGAACTGCCAACTTCTTATAAATACCATTCTGACGCCGTTCCATAAACCAGTAAAGAAAGCACCTAAACCGTTGAATACTGATTTAGCAACATTGACTGTACCGCGTGCCAAACTAGATATTGTATTCTTGATACCAGTCCACAATCTAATAGTAGTGTTTTTGATACCATTCCATAAACCAGTAAAGAAAGCGCCTAAATTTCGGAATATGTTTTTTGCACCGTAAACGATATTTCGCCATAAAATAGGTATCGCTGTTGATAAATAATTCCACGCTGCTATTGTAACAATCTTAATGCCATTCCATAAATTCACGAAGAAATTTTTCAAATATCCGAATACTGAAATGGCTGTATTTTTGATACCATTCCAACAATTATTTACAAAGTTTCTAAAATCATCATTCGTTTTGTATAGATGAACGAATACGGCAATTAAACCACCAATAATCGTAATGATCCAACTTACCGGACCGCCCAAAAGTCTAAACGCTAAGCCAACGCCTTTTATCGCTAAAGATAAACCTCTTGCAACTTTACTTAAATTGAAAAACGATCCAATTAAACTAGTAATAAATGTTACTGATTTAATTAGTCCGAAGAACACAACAAACGCTGCAATCACTCTTGAAATAGCTGGGTGTGCTTTCATGAATGAAGCCGTCATACCTAATACTGCTGACGCGATTTTTGCTGTGAATACAGTAATCGGCGCCATGATCTTAACTAATTCAACAATGACGTTAAATAAGTTTTTAATCAAACCTGCTACTATCGGTGCATTGTCGCGACTGAATTTTAAGAACGCTTTAAAGCCTTCCGTTTTTGGTAACTCTTTCGCCCAATTCTTGAACGCTTCCGTCATTCCCTCTAGGCCTTTCATAGCCCAAGATGTTTGACCTGCAAACGCTTTGAATAAGTAGAATATACCCGCGAATGTATTTTTGAATATGTTTAAAACAATAGGCACATTCGTTTTTGTGAACTCAATAAATGCGTTGATCTCTTTAGTAGCTGCTGCACTGTTCGCCCATTCTCTAAACGACTTCGCCATGTTTTCAAAGCCTTTGGCCGCCCACGAATATAATGGACTTAATTTGACAAATACGGCTGTTACGCCGTCTAAGAATGAAAAGGCAGCCCTTAACATACTACCGAACGCCTCAACGCCAACGGTATTTAATACTTTAAATGCGTTTTGTGCATTTTTTGAAGTGCGTACCCATTCTAGAACACGTGAACTAAAGTTTTCAATTTGTCTTGCTGTACTTGTTAAAAACGGATTGAGTTGTCCTAATGCGTATCTAGCTGCATTAATACCATTTGTCATAGTATTAAATATATGCGCTTGGTTTTGTGCAATTAAACCTTCCCACTCGTTTTTTAGCGCTTCTAATGAACTTTGATAACGGCGTGTTTCACTTGTCGCTTTGAGTGTACCGTCCTCTAACATTTGAAGTGCATATGTAGCTTGACCTGTAAATGCTTTAACTGCTGCCAAAGACATACCGAACGCGCCAGCCAAACCTGCTGCTGCACCACCAACTGACGTTAAGCCATTAGTGAAGCCCATGAGGCCTGTTGTGCCAGTAGCCAATGCTGGCCCTAATGATGTAATAGCTGGAACTAATACACCGCCAAACATATGTTGGCCGACTTCGGCTATATTTCTAAAACGATTACCCCAAACGTTAAATACGCGCATACCTTCTTGGAAACGATTGTTAATGCCACTTATACCATTTGACATAGCAACACGTAAGCGATCCATTCTAGCCTCGTTGCGTGTTACATGCGTTCCCATTTTGTCGAACTCTGTACCTAAACCGATAATATGAGTTTTTACTTTATTCACTGCAATTTGACTTGATCTAGGTAAGTGATTAAAGTTTACATTATCAATATCACTTTTTAATTTATAAAACGTATCATTAGACACACGTCCGGTATCTTTTAACTCACTCTTAAATGTAGTCATTGTCTTACTTACATTGTCGATTGAGTTGCGATAATCGTTAAAATCTTTCGGCTTCATCTTGCTTTTAAGTTGATCTAGTGCCAACTTATCATCATTAATGGCTTGTTCTAATTTAGAAAACTCATTACCTAGTAATTTTGCTTCATTAGGTAACTCTTTCGCTAAATGAAAATGCTCTAATTTGCCTAAACTTGTACTTAACTTTTCTGTATCTTGTTGAATAACTTTCATAGCACGTGTAGCGCCACGATCTAATTTAGTGAAGTCTACATTCTCAATAGAACTGTTTAGGCCATTTAAAGCCTCCTCACTTACTTTTCCAGTTTCTCTAAATTCATCTTGTGCTTTTTCTAAGTTGTCTCGTACGCTTTTTAAATCAACGTTATCGCCAAAACCGCCCATTTTCTTTTCGACTTTATCTAACGTTCCGCCCATGAGATCAAAACGCTTATTGACTTTAGCTACTTCTGTGTCCGTCTTACGTTGGAACTCTTGAACTTTACGTTCCATTCTATCAATGCCACGATTAAAGTCGCGTATATCGGCGTCAAAGCCAACGGAAACTTTATCCACTTCTGCCATTTATATTTTCCCTCCTCTCGTTAGGTTGCTGTCAGCCTTTTAAGTTTAGCCTCGTCCGTTTCCCACTCTAGTTTATACGGCTCGGCTTTTTTATTTTCTTTCGGTTGTAAACTATTCATGAACTCTTTATTTGCTTTAGCTGCCTCTTTATCATCACGACGTGCTAACATTCTTGAAATATGTTCAATCAATACATCTTGTTTCTTATATTCCGCTTCTTTTTCTTCTCGCTCGAACTCCTGTATTAAATACCCCAAACAATCAACAAAAGGCGTGCTGATTACCTCAGTACGCCCTCCTAATATATGTGATAGTTTATATACTAAACTTTCTTCGATTGTTATTTCTTCGCCGGTGCTACTGCTGGTTGAGTAGCCTCTTGACTGTTCGGAATTACGAGCGATAGGCTCTTTCCCAATTTAGAACTAATTGTTTTAATACGTTTAATAATTTTTTCAACGTCGTTCACATCTAAAATCGCTTCGGCAACATCAAAATAAATGTCATCATCTTGTTCTACTAATTGAACTGACGGAATACCTGAAGCGATAGATAAAACTTCTGTCATTCGTTCTGGTACTTCTTCAATTAAGAAACCGATAGCCTCTAAAATAGTAAATGCGTTAAATTCGTCTGAACGGAATAAATCTTCTCTTGTCATTCCATTTGCGTATTCGCCAAAAAGTTTATTTACTGTACTTACAAATTCTTTATTTTGTCTTAAATCTTTAATAGTTGCGTTAACTACTTTAGTTAATGCGCCAAATTGTTTAGGTTTAATTGGTGTGATTTCGTATTGCTCTGATGTGTTAGTAGCAAAATAAGTCCCGTTTTGATCTCTGTCTACTTGTTTGATTTGTACTTTTGTCATATTTTTTTAACTCCTTTTAATTAAAAATGATAATAAAAAATAGGCGGCTTGTGTGCCGCCTAATAACTTTGCCTATACAATAAGCGACTTTAAAATATTAAGCTGTTGTGTTTTCATCACTAACTGTTGCGTCCTCGCCACCAGTTGAAATTGTATCAGCTAAACCAGTGTTTGATCCACCGACTAATGTTTCGTAATCTGGTAAGATACCGTTCGGATCTTTTTCGCCAATGTACCAAAAGTTGCCCGGTTTGTTAGCGTCCGCATTATCACGTGGATATGCTTTAAATTCGATTTCGATTTTACCTTGCTCGTTACCAAACTCACGTTCTAAACCAGTGTTAGAAGCTACTTTATAGATATTGTAGTCGCGTGAATGATCTGTACCGGCAACACGTGGGTGGATACGCATTGATTTAGCACGTTTACGGCTTGAAGTACCCAACGGCCCGTCAGTAATACCAACAACGTTGCCCTCATCATCAGTAACATCAACCGCTGCTGATAAAGCAAGTTTTAATGTGTCGATTGTTTCTTGACCTGCTACAACTGTTACTGTAACCTCTTGACCTACTTCGCGATCATCATAGTTACTTTCGCCATAGTCGGCAAATTGAATATCAGCTGTTTTCGGCTCTATTGTTATTTTACCACCGTCTACTTGTAAATAGCTATCTTTATCTCCGTTACGTCCGTCGAATTTAATAATATCGTCGCCGCTACCGATAATAATATCAGCCATACCGAACGGAATTTCATTTTCGCCAGTACGTGTCGCTTGTGCGAAGTGCTGTAAGTTTAATTTATAAGCTAAACTAGGACGCTTTGACATATCTGGTGTAGCGATACCTTTTTCAGCTTGTTCTTTAATTTTGCCCGCTTCTGTTGTGAATGGTGCAACTTGTCTTAAATTAGTCATTAATGAATGGCCTCCTTTAAATTGAATATATATGAGTTTTTAAATTTTATCAATACGCGCAACGAAGTTTAAAGTATATTTCATCACTTCGTCCTCGTCAGTGCCTAAAAGTGCTGGCTCGTGTTTTGCTTCAATCAAATAAATACGAACTGGAAAGCTATTGTTCCCTAGCTGAACAATCGTTGTAACGTTAAATAGATTATGAAGTTTATCAAACACATAATAAGCTAACGCCCTAGCCTTATCAAAGTCCGACGATTTAATATCGACTTGAAATTCATCATCTCGAATAACTCCCTCGTATGTACTCGGCTTGTCGCCCGGCGTTGAATAAACAGTAATAATATTATCGTTTACCGCTGCATAGTTTATAGTGAATAACAGATCATCAAAGGGACAATCGTTTTTTAATAAATTCATAATATTTTCTTCAATCAAACTTCATGCCTCCTTTGAATGTATCACTAACCGCATGTGCGATTTCTCTACGCCAATTATCCTTATTTATTCTTGCCGCGTTTTCTAAATATTTACGTCCCGGCATATACCCTCTGACTTCCGGTTTAGCCCGTGTCACTTCGCCTCGTCCGTTTACGTAATACCCTTCATATTTAACGCCTCGTTCATACTTATTCCATGTACCCTCGCGTATATGTTCTTCATGTCTACGTAAGGCGTACACTAGATTTGATCCAATGCTTCCACTAACAACATGGTTGTTAAATTCAGCTTTGTTCACATGAATACTATTTTCAAGATCGCCTTTATCACGTGGCGATAAGGCTTTGGCGTCCGCTTCCGCATTTAATAAAACGTCATTGGCTGCACGCTTAACATTAGTAGCCAATCTTTTTTGTTTAGCTTCCATACTCGCTGACAACTTCTTAACGTTTTTAGTATCTACACTAATTCGTTTGCGTTTCATTTATAATGCACGTCCTAAAATAAATTTTACTACCTGTTAAATTAGGTGTTTCTGTAATGGCCTGTATAATACCTTTTTTAGTTTTCCCACTAATTGTTGTATAACTAACTTCCATACCCTCGTTGACGGGTACATCTGGCATTACGTCCACCTCGTCGCGTGCGTCCTCCATTCTGAATTGCAAATCACGATATAATTCGCCACGTTCTCGCGTATGACATGGAAATGTCAAAGGCTTGTGACTGACTGTTTCTTTAACTGTAATAGGTCGCCCGTATTTATCATACGACTGTTGACCTTTTTCGTCTTTGTATGGCACATTTACCGTTATCGTTTGTTTCATAGCTGGCTTCATATTAAACGGCCAACTCTCGCTTGAGGTTTAGCGGCTTGCGCTTCAATCATTGCTAACACATTAGGACTAATAGACGACGTATCTAACGAAGCGGTAACATCTTTGACTTGATATGATTTAAGTCCCTGTCGCCTCATCATAGCGATACCTTCATCTTCGCCCTCAACGTTATACAATGCTTGTAAGGCGGCCATACGTTTTGAAATAGAAACGTCTTGATAATTAAGCAATATGTCGTTTACTTCCTCAATAGCAGCAAACACGTATTTCTCTTTATCATCATCTTTTAAATCGTCATATGCTTTAGGTGTAGGAATGTTCTCTAAATACTCCAGTACGTCGATAACTTCCATATTTTAACCTCTTTCAGCGTTTTCTAACGCGTCTACATAATCTTGTTTGATTGCCCCTGTTTTACCAGTAGGCGTTACATCTAATTCTTTTTCTTCAACTAGCTTACGTAACTCACTGATTTTCAAAGTGCTATAATCAACGCTTTCATCTTTTGTATTGTTTTTCGTTTCTTCCACTTCTACCTCGTCAGTTTGTTTGACTTTCTCGTTCGTATTGTTTGAATTTGAATGAAGCGGCACAAGAAAACGTTCAAGCGCCAACGCGTCAGCGTCGGTCACTTCAACGTACTCATTCTCGTAATACACTGTGCCATGTAGTAATAAATTAGTATTCACTTGACGTTTTGTCATAGTAAACTACCTCCTTTACGCTTGAGGTAATACGTCTAAGAAAACAGTACCGTTTAAATCTTTAACAATCGGCATACCAACTTCGCCAACGATTGTTTTTTCATTGTAAGGATCAAGTTTGCTAACAGTAGTAACAAATTTACCTTTCGCCCAATTATTTTCTACTGACGGACCGCTTAACGTTTCGCCTAATACGCTTGCACGTAATACAACACGACCGTCCGGAATGTGTTTATAAACGATTTGCTCGCCAGTTAATGTTTCGATTGGCGTTTCATTATCGTCGATTTGAATTTGAGGTAAACCAACCGAAGCTAAAAGATCGTTGAATTCTGTATCTTTAACAATACGTGCAGCGTTTGAACTACCGAATAATTCAGTTTTAATTTGTCCGCTACGTTTTAATTTAGCGTATGTTGCGCTGTTCATACTAATAACTTCCGGTTTGTTGTTACCGTTTGTTTTTCTGAATTGTTCAATAGCTGCTAATAAATCAGTGATAGGCTCTGACGCTTCTTCGCCCCACGCTTGCGCTACTGTAATATCGTTTTCTTGAGGACGTTCTAATTTGAATGATAAACGTGTTTCTGTACGTGGATCAGCGTAATCTAAACCACCAGTGTAAGTTAATTGCGCGCGAATTAATTCTTTAGTTACTTCGACACTATCTGATAATTTAGCAGTGTTTTTAAATACTTCGTCAGCGATTGCTTGACGTTCCGCTGATGTTCTAGGGTTGAAGAATTTATGTGCCATTTCTTCGTCTACAAAAAAGCTGTCTTGAATTTTTGTAAGACGTGTCATAGCTTGTTGCGCTTCCCCTAATGATTTAATAGGTGCAGCAGCATTTAAGCCTGTGATTGCTGCGGCAGTAGTTAATGATTGTTTTACTAAGTTATAAACTACTGAAATTTCTTCAACTGGTGTAGTTGGAAATGCAGCAGCTAAAGGGTATTTGTTTGCGTCTTGATTAGCGTCGTACTTTTCGACAAACGCTTGTAATGTAGGTTGTCTGAATTGTTCCTCGTTCAATAATGCTGGCATTATTTTGCCTCCTTTAAGTATTTTTAATTAGTAATTAAATATCGTATGTGATACGACCTTTAGTCGCTTCTTTAAATGCGTCAGTTACGCCTGTTGTTAATTCTTCAAAAACAGACGCTTTACGTAATGCTGATACACTTTCACTTTCGTTAGCTTGTACGACAACATCATTTGCAGTTAATACGCCTGCGTTAATTTCTGTTGTTTCTTCGCCAACTAATTCGTATAAGCCACTGTCAGTATTTTTAGTTAATGCAGTACCTGCTTTCACTAAAGTGTCTTGTGAAAACTTGCTTCCGTCTAACACGACGTTTCCTACTGTGTATTCAAGCTGTACGCCGTCACGTAAAAATGAAGCGCCACCTTTGTATTCGTTAATTACACGTGGTTTAATATCCATTTAGTTTGCCTCCTTTATTAATTTAACCTTTATTCACTCTTACCGAACAAACGATCGTATGTAGCCTCGCCAACCGCTGTTGCGTCTTGTTTCTTGCCCGGGTTGCCTTTACGATCGCCTGCGCTGTAATTATTGTTTGACGTATTATTATCGCTATTATCGTCAGTAGCACTATCAACATTTTTGAATAAGTAACTGTCGCTTTCTTTTAAGCTGTTGATTTGATCTTGTAAGCCAATTAATTCGCCTTTGTCGTTAAGGTTAATGCTGTCTAAGTCCAATGACTTTTTAACAATGTTAGTATTTCGGCTTCCGGCTTCATTCAACGCTTTGTCGATTTCATAGCCCATTTGTAATTGCTGCATAGCTTTATTATGCTGTTCGTCTTTTTCTTTGTTGTCTTGTTTCAAAGCCTCGATAGTTTGTTCTAAGTCCTCGCCGTTTTTGACGCGTTTCTGTAAATCTTCAAGTTGTCCGTTTTGTTCGTCCACTCTTGATTTATAAGACTTAACTTCTTCTTTAGCTTCCGCTTCACGACGTTTATATTTTTCCACGTCGTCTTTGTGACTTTGAATGTCTTTGCCATGCAACTCCATGATACTATCGACTTGCTCGCCACTTACTCCAATATCTTTTAATGCTTCTCTTGTAAATGCCATATATAATACACTCCTTACGTTTTGATAACGGTGTTCGACACCGATAGGATATTTGTCCGGTAACACTGGACTAGCGCGCCACCTTTTAACGTCATGTGAATAGGACGCGTTTATTTAATTGTTGCTATAAAAAAACCAGCCAACTAAGGCTGGTATAGTCAAAAAATATAGCAAGAAATGTTACGTACTTTAGATTGAGCCTAACTAAAATACAAACCAAATAAACCAAAGAAAAATCTCTAATACGGCTGTTTCCAACCTATGAACATTATATAAAATAATTTAACACTTTACAACGTTAGTCACTAAAAATATTAAAAAAGTATTAAATAGTTTGTATTATTTGCGCGACGTATCTTTGCTAGGGTTGTATGCTTTGTATGCTAAGGCTACCCACTCATGATATTTCATCTTACTTGCGTTCTTAAATTCATTGTAATTTTTTGGTGCTTTATCGCCTAGTAATGCTTTTAAATTATTGTATTCTAACCGCTTCTTACGTTCATCTCGTTTTGCTTTTTGATCTACACTATAATTTGATTTTTCTTTATCACTTCTAACGTCCGCGTCCTCATCTAATTGTTTAAACTCTTGTGCCTTTTTCTTCGCGTCCTCGATTTCTTCTTTCGTTTTGAATTTAAGAATAAATGGACGGAAATTACAACGGCAGTTAGGGTGTAAAGGAAACGTGGTGTGTAAGTTAAGATAAGGAAAGTCACTATCGCCTCGTGATGTAGCAAACACGCGCCCTCTATATTTTGCACAATGCGCACATGTAGGAATACTACCAGCTACTGTCACATGCTTAACGTCGTGTTCTTCATACCTGTTCAAGTGTGCATGATTAGTAGCGGTTTGTATTTTAGTGCGCGTTACTGTTCGGCTGTAAAAGTCTAATGGTAAATGCTTTCCGTCTTTCGTAATAAATGCAGTCATTCCCTTTTGTCCGAACTTTTGCCCTACACGCTTTGCTATCTGTTCACGTGTTAGCCCTGCAATCATTCCGTTTGCCAACTCGTCGTGTACTTCTTTAATAACGTTGTCGATCTCTTTATAGTTATAGGCCTCCGCTGTTCTAAATGCTGCTGCTAAGTCTGAAAGGGTATCACTCACAATGTTATTGATAGCCTCAACATGAACGGGCGCTTGCATAATCTTACCTAACGACTTAACCGCAACACTAACGCCAACTTGTGTAAGTAATTGGTTGGCTTGTGATAGTCCGGCCATATATGCGTTTAATAATGTTTCTGGTAATTGATCCGCAACCAGTACGTTTAATTCTTTATACAAGTTTTGTATATTGATGTATAAACGTTGTATAGCTTTGTCATCTTCAATATCTGTTTGTTCGACTAAATACTGTATTTGCTCTTTTAAGTATTTAAGTAACTCATCTAACTGTTGTTCAGTCAGTGCCATATATTACACCTCTATTCATTCGTGCCGCTTCTATCGTCGCCCTTATCATCAAATACTTTTCCGTCCGCGTCTAATGGTTGGCCGTCTGCGTTACGATTATTTAAAAAGTTTTGTAACGTTTGCTCGCCACGATTAATCGTTAAGCTGTCAGCATTATTCTTATTATCAGCAATACGTTTTAATTCTTCTTTTATCCATTCTTCCGATTTGTCTGGGTTATTAGAACGTACTGTTTCTTCTAATGACTGTACGCCTGCATTATATTTAGCAATGTTGTCGGTAGATAATTCTTGTTTAGGTTGCGGTAGCATAGATTTTAAAATGATATTAGGTCGTTCAATAATGATTGATTGATCTTCTTTATTTGCAAACCATAATGCCGCTTCGATACTATCTTTTAAAAACTCTACGTATTCATCACGTATGCTTTCCGACTTAATAATACTAATCATTAAATCATATAATTTAGCAATACCACTTTGGCTGCTTGCGCTTTCCTGCCTTACTAATTCGATTGCACTTTCTGATGTTTGTGTTTCAGCCAACATTGCGCGTACAATTTCTTTTACGTAACTCATGTCCCCAATTTTAGATGTGTCAATTTGATGTATTTGAATAGATCGTCCGTTCTCGTCAAATTCAGTAACCTCTAAATTTCGGTGGTCGATCTTGCCTTCATTGCCATATGTTTGTCGTGCTATCTGTTGTAATCGTTCCATAGTTGCTTTCGATACAGATATTCTAGGCTTGCCATTACGTTCGAACGTTTGTGCTGCTCTTGTAATCGTCCAGTTGACCTCCTCTTGCTTACCGGCCAAACCTTTTACGCTTGAGTTACCTAATGTGTTTGTAAATGTTGGCTCGTTTGCTAAGTAAGTAATGAATGGTCGTTGTCTACCTTCAAACACTTTAGTTAGTACACCGTCGATAAATACATCATCAATGTATAACTTATCTTTAATGATTTCCGGATCAGTAACTAATGTCATGTCATTGCTACCGTCCCTAATATATAAGCGGTCATAAGTTACAACACGTTGTCCCTCTTGTCTTTCAGTATATACATGAACGTAACTTACATTGTCCTTTTGTTCTTCATTAGTTTGCGGCAATTCATACACCAAGTCCGCGCCCAACTCATCATCATGCGGATAATACACATTGCGTTCTTTAATCTCAAAGGCAATTTGATTGTTGCGTAATGTCGGTACAGATACAATGCCACCGTCCACTTGTAATTGTGTAATGTTCATGCGGTGGTTTAACTTACTATTCATAATGATTTGATCTATTACATCTTGTTGAGGGTTGTCGATCTCGTCGTTAAAATCGTTTGTTTCTGGTACTTCGATAAACTTATCGTCAACATCACTATTTGAATTATTACCCTCGTAAATATCATTTGACGGTGCGTTCTCGTCTAAGTCCTCATTATCGGACATGCGTTCTTGTGCCGTTGTTTCGACTGGATAATTCGTTTTGATTTGTCCGATACTTCGACTAACCAACATAGACGGTATGTTTACGATCTGTTTCACAACATTAAACATTAGATATGGTGTGCGTACATTAAGTGGCGACGCTTCATCAACGCTACCGTATAAGTCTATAATCTCGCCTTTTTCAATTAATTCTTTAGCACGTGGGAATATATCGCCATGCTTTCCGTCGTATAAATCACGATAATAGAACATATCCCCGTGTACATCTTTGATTGTTTCTTCGCCGAATTTAGTCCAAATATTATCTCGGCTTCGGTAATTTAAAATATTGTTGTTCATTCTCTATCCTCCTAATTTATATATACATAATAAAATAGCCATACTGATTATGTATAGTCATATCAGTATAGCTTTATTTTACCATGCGTTTGTGCTTAATACGTTAGCCATTGGTTTATCGGCAAAGTAATTTAATGCTTGTGTTGTTGCGTCTACTGTGTCATCATGTGCAGCTTGCGGAAAGCCTACCAACTCATCAACTAATTCATCTAAGTATGGTAGCTTGTTATAGAAATATACGTTACCTGCCTCAAAGAATGGTGTAACAGAAAAGGCTCTAGCCTCTTTGCTTTCTTTAGGCGTAATCGGTACTATTCCACTTACCTTACGCTTCAATGTGTTAATGATTGCCGGCCCGTTTGCTTTATCCTCAATCAATATACGTCTACATTTAGGGTGTTTACGTGCCATATTCTCAACGGCCTTTAAACTATTAGTGAAGTCTAGCTGCTCGCGTATTTGATCTACTAAATAATACTCGCTGCCTTTCTTTCCCCAAACTTGCCCTACAACGTAGTCGCCTTCGTCGCTGTCTTTAAATGTCATGTCCCAACTCATCAGCATATCGTCAAAGTATTTGTTGTCTTTATTGTCGAAGTAATTTATCCATTGTCGTTTGAATATATTACCCTGTGCTACTGTTGGTCGCTGTTGATAAAGGGACGCCCACGTTCTCGATCCTACCTCCTCTTTTTTAAGCGCGGCCCATTCTTTGTCATACCCTAATTCAGCACATAACGGCTCGCCTATCTCACGTCCCAATAAGTCGTCTTTATCTTCGGCTATTGCCGGTAATCGCAAGCGTACCCAATCATATGGACTGGTATCTAATAATCGGCCAATCATATCGTCCTCGTGCCAACGTGTCATAATAACAATAACACTAGCGCCCTTATGTAGACGTGTAGACAATGTACTTTCCCACTCGTCCCAAATAGTATCACGTATTGTCTTTGATTGTGCTTCTTTCGCGTTCTTAATCGGATCATCAATTATCATTAAGTCAGCGCCCTGTCCGGTAATACTACCGCCGATACCGGTGCTTATCATTCCGCCTGTGTTGTTATCTATTCCCCAATCGGTAATCGCGTTATTTGAAGCGGATAAATCTAAATTGAATATACGTTTAGCATTTTCCCTAAACTTATTGCGGTTAAGTCGGCCAAACTTTTTTGCTAGTCCGTCCCCGTATGCTGATGTGATTACTCGCTTGTTAGGGTTGCGTCCTAAGTAATAACTAGGGAATGTTTCTGTAACGGTCATACTCTTACTGTGTCGCGGTGGCATTTCTATAATTATTCGTAACTGTTCGCCATTCGCTATACGTTGTAAGTAATCGCATATCAACTCGGTGTGAGGGAATAACTGATATTGGCCGAAGTGTACATCAACAATGTAATGTTTATAGTATCGTCTCGACAACTCATTGCGTGCCATTTGTGCGATTGCTATTTGCTGTTCTTTCGATATAGCCATAAGCTACACCTCTTTATTTAATTTATCTAATTTAGCCAACTCGTGAAGGTCCTCGTCTGTGATGTTTTGTAAATTAATGTTATTACTTATTTCCCCGTCATGCGTAAATTCGCGTTTATCTCGCCACTGTTCCGGCTTTCTATTTTTAAGCCAAAATATCTGTGCGGTTGTGTTTGCCGGTTTATGCTTCTTAACTTTAACCACGCGCCCGTCATTCGTTACTGTGTCCTCCTCGTAGTCGTAACCTAACGCCGATTTAAACAATGCGTTCTCTACCTGTCTATCAGCAACATCTTTGCCGACCTTTAAGGCTTGCAAAAGTGGCATTTCTTTTTTCTTCCAGTTATATAGCGTTCGCTTTGAAATACCCATTAATTCAGCGATTTGTTCTTCCGTTTTACCGTCTCTCGCCCAGCCCTGTACTTTCATCAAGTTTTCTTGTTTTAACCAATCTTTAACACGTTGTTTAGCCATAACACTACCTCCTAACTTTATTTATTAGGTATCCATGCTTTAGAATACTTCGTTTTTTCGTTAATTCCCTTACTTTTGAATACATTATCCATTAATAATAACTCTACTTCATCTTTAGTAGCGCCAATTTCTTTGCGTATTGTGTCTGTATTCATTCCATAGTCATGTACTAACGTTTTAATAATGTCACTCATTTTAACTGCTATATGACTTCCTTTTGCTCTATTTATACGAATAGTCAATAACATACGTTCCGGCTCGCTTAATTTCATAATAACTACTGGTACTTTACCGTTTGTCATCTTTTGTACTTGTTTATCTTTTCTTGCCAATGTCGATCTATGAAAGCCGTCGATAATTACATAATCTTGTGTAACCAATATCGGTTGTATCCAGCCCTGCTTTAATAAGCTAAATTTCAGTAAATTCATTTCATGTGTATATACAACGTTAGGGTTGTAATCATTTGCACTCAACTTTTCTACGTCGATCCATTCTACATTTGATATAGGCATATTTTTAATTTCCATGTTTTTGTTCCTCCTTACGCATTAGACGCGCTTTTTCATCTTCTTTTGAATAATATTTTTTATTATATACCGGCGGGAATATTTTTCCCTCATGTTTAATTGCACTAAAATACTTCACTGCATTTTTATAACGTGTTGTATCTGTTTCGCCTTTTTCAAATACGTGCCAGTTTCTATGGCAGCGCCAGCATAAGCACTGTATCGTTTCTAAGCACGTATCTAAGGCGTAATCATAATTGTGCCACTCTTTTATCCCTTTATCCTGTCCGCATATCTCACACTTTAAATCTAAAGGGTTTGCCAATCTTCCCTCCTCTATTGCTTTGTTCATAATTCTTTGCACTTTAAGTCTATGTTTTCCACTATATCCTTTATAACTTTCCATTTAATTCACTCACTTTATCTGTGTTTACATATTTTCGTATTCGATTTCTTTTTTCGTCGGTTTAGATTGTGCCATAATTTCCCTTTTATATGCACCATTTACAACTTGTTTAAATACATGCAATACTGGATAGCCTCCAAAGTTGTGTTTCCCTAAGCCTTTGCGTAATTTGTTTTTTCTTATTGTTTCAGCGTTGTTTACACGTTTCATTGCCATTGCTTGTTGCTCGTCTTTTATGTTTTCTCTGATATATTGTCTTATACCGTCAAACGATCTTTCGTACTTGTCTATAATTCCATAGCGATCATACTCATTCCAATATCTCTCTTGAACAAGCATTTCCGGGAATATGTCTATTAATTGTTCATAGAATTTAGGGTATAACGTTCTCAATTTTCCGAAGCGTTTAGCATTTTCCGCGTGTAATGGTGTTGCTACACGTAAGTTTTGATTGTTTAATAATTGTTTATCATATGTTTCGCAATACTTAATGCGTTTTTGATAAAAGTATAAAAAGACATCTTTTTCAGTCCAGTCATAAATCGGTTTGCATAGTTTTACACGCTTAACTTTCGTTGCGTTAATATAGTTTTCATTCTTCTTAACAACACAACTCATTAATCGCGTCAGACTTTCATCAGCCCTAATACCATTAATTAAAGCTATGCGGCCCTTTTCGTCTTTGGTAATATATTCGTCTGCTGTGTATTGATCGAACACTCGGTTATCGCCTTCATCTAAAGTGATTGCATATTCCGGCGGTTGTCTTAACCATTTTCTGTTTTTATCCCACTGAATGTATTCGATTGTTTCCCCTAATATAAATTTAGTAGATTTTAACGGTATCGCATAATATTTAAAATCGAAGCGGCCACTTTCAGCGTAAGATTTAACAAATTCTATTACGTCATCTTGTATAACTTCTTCATCTCTAAATATTACTTTCACTTTTTCTTTAATGCCTAACTCTTTATATACTTCATCTACTAATTCCAATGTAACTAGGCTGTCTTTACCTCCAGAAAACGCTACAATGACTGTATCGAACGTGTTGATAATATGCTTAATTCGTTTCTTTGCCATTGTATATACATCTACATCTATAAATTTACGTTGTTCTTTATTTGCCACTTTTCCACGCCTCCACTGCTAGTAATATTCTTTCAGCTATTGTATCAACGTCCGGATATTCTTTTCTTAATGTTCCTAAAAAGTCATACCAGCGTTCTTGTTCATCTTCATTGTTAAAAGCGATTTCATAAGTAATGCTATATCCTCTAGTGCTTTCTTCGTAATCTTCGTAGCCTTCTTCATCTTCTTCGCTTTCTTCTTCATATTCGTCGCCGGTAATATCTTCATTATAATCGTCCATATCTATTGCCGGTAATTCATCAAAGCCAAAGTTAGATAGATCATAATTGTCCTCCAAACCAATAAGCTCATGTTGTAACATTTCGTTGTTCCATGTACTTATCTCGGCCACTTTATTATCAGCTAATCTAAACGCCTGTGCTTGCTCGTCTGTTAAATCATCAGCACGTATGACCGGCACTTTAGTTAGTCCTAACTCTAATGCTGCCAACTTTCTTGTATGTCCCGCAATAATCGTATTATCTTTATCCACGACAATCGGTATCTTAAAGCCAAACTCTTTAATACTATTTGCTACATACTCAACCGCTTCATCATTATTTCTAGGGTTGTTGTGATACTCTTTTAATTCACTAGGTGCTAACATTTCCACGTTGTAATTTTCCATTTTTTAACTCCTCCTAAATAATCGGATCAATTTTCTTTCGCTTACAATACAATATATATTCGCCCTCATCTTTAGCCATGAGCTGTGCGATCTCATTTAGAATGTTTTGTACGCCTGTGCGTCCGATTTCTAATTTTTCGGCTATTTCCATTGTTTCATAGCCGTTAATACATAAGCTAAAGGCTATTTTATGTCTAGGCTTGTATATTCGCTTCGATCTTTCATCAATAAATGATATATGCTTTTTACAATTACCAATTACGCCACTATCGGCCATAATCTTTAGTGCTTGCTTTTCAGTCGGACTGTTAAATGAATTACTAAATGTCATTGTTGTGTTGCCGTACTGCGCCACGCCTACTGACTGTCGCATGTCGTCGCTATCTCTTTCGGCCAATAACTTATTTAACAGATCAACGTCTCTATTATATCCACGTATCATTGTTAATACTTCTTTAGTCGTATAATCGGCCAATTAATAGCCACCGCCTTTAGTTTTGCCTGCAATACTTAAATAGTCATAATATATCCCGTACTTGCTCGTTACTTGCTCTTTATTTTCTCTAAACCAAACTAACGGTATCGACTTTCTTTTTTGTTCTTTGAACATATGTTGTAATTCGTGATATTCGTTAATCTCTAATCGGTAACACTCGTTCACTGATGTAAATAAAATAATTAAAAAAGCCTCGCCACCAAAACGTAATGTGTTCGTTAAATACTTAACTTGATGTTCTTGTACTCTTGAAAATGCAAAATTGTTCACTTTCGTTTCTTTTGCGTCAAAGGCGATATGTTTACCGTTATCATATACGCCTATAAAATCGACGGTGCTTTTCTCTGTATAATATGCTGTGCCTTTACGTTTATTAATACTCGTTGGTGTCGGTATCTTTTGCACTAAGGCTAGGCCACGTTCTAAATAAGCACGATTACTCTGTTCAATCATACGTTCCAACATCATACCTAAATTACGATTTCTAACCATGTCTATGTACCTTCTTTTTTAGAATAGTTCCAATTAAAGCAAAACATAGGCAAATTAAAGCCTTTTTATATTTTGAATAGTATTTATCCTTCTTTTTCTTTTGCTTAAAAATAAGTGTCTCAATGTGTTTATATATACGTTCTTTTTCTTGATGTATTTGTATTAAATCAAAAATGTTGTTAGTGTCCGGCTCGCCTATTTCATCAGCGGCCATAATTAAATACGCTAACTTTCTTTTGTAGTATGCTAATTGTAATTTGTATAACATTGTTCAACCTCGCTTTATTTTTCTAATAAGTCATTCGTAACGCCTAACGCTGATAACGTATAACGTAATTGTGATATTTGTTCTTCGTTCAGTTCTAATGCGTCCATATAAGGAATATGTCTCATTATCAAACTCGCTTTCAATATCTTATCCCGTTTTGTATCAATTAATAACATTGTTTCGATCTCACTAATATAATACATAGATACGTCCTCGATATTACCATAACCAAATTCGCACCCTTTTCTATCATACAAGTGTTTTAAATTATCGTAATTTATCGCCATTTATTCTTGTCCCCTTACCCTTACTGGTTTATAGGATATATAACCATATATAAACATAACCATAAATTTTAAGATTTTATATAAAATATATATTAATATCCCACTTGTAAATTGTTTAATGCTATGCACCGCCTTTCATTATGCATTTATATACACTTAATTTTACCAAATTTAACGAATTTAAAGAATATATTCGCTGCACGTAAAAAAAGCACCTCAAATATGGTGCTTAATCACTCATAACACTAGGTGTTGGCGATAGCATTTTGCGATCTCTTGCGTTAGTTTGTGCTTTTTACCGTTATGATCTATGTAAAAAGGCACTAAGTCATCTATTCTGTACTTAACTAATATTGTTTCATTTCGGCCAATGTGTTTTAATACGCCGGTTTGAATAACATTCCCGTCATAATCTTTTAACGGTTTACTAGTCATTACCATGTTAGCACCGTCGTACTTTAAATACTCGTTTTCTTCTATTTTTCGACGCGGTACACGTTTATTCGCTGCTTTTCTTTTCGCTTGTTCTTCGTTGTCAGCGTCAACAATGTAAACACTAGATACATCATCTGTCACTTTTTCGACTTTAGTTTCTGCTCGACCTTTAAAGAATTTCACTATGTACTTATTCAACTTTAGCAGCCCCCGTTTCCAATGCGTATTGATACAATCTTTCGCAATTCTTCAATGTTAAATTATCAAGATCATATTCGCCATTTCTAATACGATATACAGTGCTGTATGATACGTCAGCGCCTTTTGATATTGCCATAGTTGTTAAGCCTTTGCTTTTTATAACTTTCTCAATACCTCGTCGCATTTCAGCAACCGCGCCCAATTTTTTCAATTCTTTTTTTGTTTCTTTTCTGAATGTTTGTTTCGTCATTGCTTTATCCTCCTAATATAAGAAAAAGCGACTTATTCAGCCGCTTCGTATTCATCAATTTTACGTTTTATATATTTCGGTGTTCTTGTTGTAGCGCTAAGTGCGTTTTTCTCAACGGCTTTAAGTTTTCCGTTCACGTTGTGTATTGTGTGTCTACCGTCTGTAATAATAATATTTAAGTGTTTTTCCTCATCAAATACTTTTACCATGTCGATATTTTTTAATTCTTGTTTAGTTGCTTTCATTGTTAATTCCTCCATAAATCGTTTTGTTTTCCTTTACATATATTATTATATGTTATATCGCATAATAAAGCAAGAGTTTTTTGAAAGTTTTTTACTTTTTAGCATAAAAAAATAACCACGCTTAATATTACGTGGCTATAAAGAAATTAATGCTCTGTTTCTGTATCTGTCACTTCTATTGATGTTACTTTATCTAAAAAAATTATTACGTCCTTATCATCAAATACAAAAGTATAAACACTTTTACGATCTTCTAATGCGTCTATAAATTGTCTATACTGCCGATTTTCTATATTTAAATGCCATGTTTGGCTTGTACTTAAATGAATAAGTAATTGCTTCATTCTTCCACCTCCACACACGTAATATAATTTATTGTTGAGGTGTCTAATGATATACGTC